CTTTCTTTCCACCTGGTGTAATTTTACCAGAGCATACACCTGATGCATACATGTTTGCATATGCACTAGGATATACTTTAAATTTTCTTTTTGCTGCTGCTTTTCCTTTTGGACAGAGTTTAGCCATTAAACTTTTCCACCTTTTCTTTTCATAGCTCTTCCTCCACCTTTATAAGATATACCACCACCCATAAATTTAGAACGTTCGTCTTTAACCATTCCGCCCTTCATCATTTTAGCCATGGATTTTTCTATAGCCATTCCTCTTTTTTTCTCATAACCACTTAGTTTGCCATCTTTGTTAAGATCTGCTTTTTTAGGATTTTTTAACATTATTTTTTGCCTCCGTTTCTAAATATCTGTGTACCCTTTATACCAAAAATTGACGCAACTACAAGCACCCATAAATTAGTGAACCATTTCGGAAGTTCATGAAAATACTCAAAGAATAACTTCACTTTCTCCATTGCAGTCGGATCGTCCGACATAACTGCCCACATTAACACCACGATGGGCGCCGAAATAATTATCAAAACGAATTCATCTTTATAGTCGTTTTGACGGGCTTCTAAAAGTTTACCTTGGTAAGATTCTTCTCCTCGAGCCATCTTCTCTGCGTGCATTAACTGTGCATCAGACATTGCCATCTTAGTTTTTTGTCTATTTGAGTATATTTTAGCTCCTGCTTGCATTGCTATCTTCGCTAAACTAAACCATGCCATTAGCTACCTACCTTTCTCATTGCTTTGTTGTGTGATTTCTTAAATGTCATACCTTTTTTCATATCTTTTTTCATTTGAGCCATATGTTTTGTACTATGATGCTTTTTATGTTTTTTTAAAAGCTTTTTTTCTCTTTTATCAATCATTAATTGTCTTTTCTTAACTCGTTTTGTAAAATTGTTTTCTCAATTGATGTATCTGAACGTAAATTTGCTAATTTTTCGTTCTGTTCTAGTTTTTCCTCTTGAGTATCCTTGTTCATCATCGCTTTCATACGATCAAGGTTAATTCTCTCTTCACCTTCTTGTTTTTTTCTAGAGTTTTCTTGTGCTTGTAGGTCTAATTCTCTAGCTCTAAGCAATGCAATAGGGTCATTTCCAAATTTAGATGTAATTTGTGTTTCTTCCTTCATGTATTCTTCCATCATTTCAGATATTAATACAGCTTTTCTAGAATCAATACGTTGTTGAAGCGCCATTGCCTGTCTTTGCATCTGTGGATTTATCTGTGCTTGTTGCATCATCATTGCTAATTGAGGTAATTCTTCTCTAAACTCTAATTCTATCTGTTCTTGTGCCATTAAACTAATGTGCTCAAGTATATTTTTCTGTATTGCAGCTCCTACCATAGGTGCATTCTTAACCATATTTGTTTGTAAGAAATTTAAATGCGCTGTAATGTGTGCTTGATGATCTTGACCAGGAAAAGCCTGAAAAGGTTTACCCGCTAATGCATCGATATGTTCTAATGCTGGATCTTTTGGTGTAGGTGGTTGTGGTTTTTTTAAAATTAAATCAATATCTTTTACACCCAACGCTTCATACATGTTTCTGTATACTTCATACTGATTATGAATAGCTGGATTAGAGGCAGCCAATTGCATTTCCGTTTGAGCGAGGGAGATTCGCTGTGTTTGGGAAAAAATGTTTGGATCTGCAACTGGCATTATATCTACTCGGTCATCGAAGTCTAATTGTTTGATTTGCCTCTGTCCTCCGATAACATCATAGGGGTAGATTGGAGGTAGATATAACTTTAAAACTCTTGCTAATAAACTAAATTCTTTTTTCATCGACGCATATAATCTTTTGTGAATAGCAGACATTGTTCTGCTTCCTCTTTCAAGCATAGCAACCGTCGTGCCCACTGCTGCTTGCTGATTCCCATCCCCTACTTGCAAGTCTGCTATTGAAGCAAATCTTTGACCTGCATTTACCACGACGCCCATAAGTTGTAATAATGTTTGCGATGGTTCTTTGAAAGGAAGAGTCATGAAAGCATCTCTTAAGTTTCCACCAGGAGCATCTACATCTCTAAACTCTCCAGGTTGAATAGACTGAGATTCATCTCTCATTTTTATACCACGCATTTTAAATCCAGCAGGTAAATTTGACAAGGTTCCTGCGTCAAGTAAAGATCTTAAAGCTGATGTTGCAGTTCTAGATAATCCACCAATCATGTGAATTAATCCAAAACCATAAAAGCCAAGACCAGGTAAAAATTTAAAATGAACAAAATAACTAATCTTACTTTTAGTTGGATCACCTATTTCATAATTTCTTCTAATCGATAATACTTCTCTTGAGGCCTCTTCAATGGTTACAATGTATGGTAATTTTATTCCTGTTGGATCACCTCCAGCAGTAACGTCGTTAAATCCGTCAATGTCTAAGTTAACGTGACACTCAAGTAAAGAATACATTTTTTCATCTTTACCTTTTCTTGTGCCATCTAGTTCTCGTTCTTTTTTATCTGTTTCTGATTCGTTTACATAAGCAGGATTTAATTCTATGTCTCTATAAAAACCACCCACTTGTTGCTTTCTTAATTCATTTTCAGAAATTTTTATTGTGTGTATAATTGAGTCTGCATCTTCTAATGATGTTGCTGTGTAAGGCACTACTAAATCATCTGCGGGCACAAATTTAGAAACAGCTCTACCCATCACTTCATCATAATAAACTTTTTTAAATGCAGATCCTGATAATGGTAAATAGAATAACATTTGATCAAACTCAGCTTCATACTCTTTCATCTCAGACATGATTGTGTAGTTCATAAAATCTTTTACACGTTGAGATTGTTGTTCTCGATCTGGTGTTGGTAGTCCAATGATTTGAGTTCTTACAGGTCCACCTGCAGGTAATAATTCTTTGTAAGCTAAAGATTGAAATTGTGTAACCGCTTCTGCTAATACAGGATGCGTAGCACCTGATGCACCTTTGAAAGGTTCTGTTTTACTTTCGTATTTAAAACCTAGTAAATCTAATCCTGATGTATATGCTTTTTCCCAATCACCTCTGGATGATTTGTAGTCTTGATAGTTTGCAGACAACTCTTGACCAATAGGCATAAGAACTTCTTCAGGTAATAGTTCTGCTAAGTTTGCAAAATGATCTTGGCTTTGTTCTTGATTTACTTGTGATGGATCAAAATTAACATCAACACTACCGTCTTCATTAGTCTGAACGTCAACGGGTGCTTGTGGATCTTTTTGTGTTTGTTCTATTTCTACCTGTAATTCTTCTGGACTAGGTATCTTTATAGTTTGCTCTACATTTGGAAGAGCTTTATCTACGTCTGCCATTATTTTTCTCCAATCGAACTACTTTAACCTTTTTATTTTTAATATTCAACCCCTGAGGATTAGGACCTCTTTTAGGCGGTGCGCCTGTTGTTAATTTTTTATTTAATTTCATTCAACCTTTAAAATACCCGCTAATCCACCTTTAAACATTTTTACTCTTCCGCCTTTTTTAAAACTTTTTTGTAAAAAAGAAAGTGCTTCTTTGGGATTGTTTGTTGAAAAACTAGGGCGTTCAGGAGGTTTTGGTGCAGCACCAAAAGCCAGCTTATAATTAATATTTGCTTGATACTCACCGTCTTTATCATAAAAGCCACCAATATTTATATTACCACCTTCTCCTTCAGGACCAAGACTAAATTTTTTTTTTACATTTAATCTTAAATTATTATCATTTATAAAATCACCTTTACTTTTAGAAGCTTCTAAATTAGCATAATTTGTTATGGGTAGATTAACTCCAATTTTATTTTGATTTGCATCTCTTTCAAAATCTTTATAAGTTTCTCCACTAAATTTTATTCCTTTATCCGTTACGTAATTAAAAGATAGTTCTGCTTGATTCTCTGCACCACCAAGTTCATTTTCATTTGCAAGATAGTTTCTTAAAAAAACACTTGCTTTTTTATCACCATCATCTTTTCTTTTAACATAAGAAATTGTTCCTGATCTGTCATCATAAAGTTTATCTGTACTAATATTAACCGTTAAAGATTCTTTTGGAATTTTTATAGGACCTTGTTGTGTCATTATATCAATAGTTTTGTCGTCTAACAAATATTGTAAATTAGTACCTGTTTGAATATTCTCGTCAGTTCTAGTAACTGTGGGTCTTATACTTAAGTTACCATTACTATAATTATAGTTACCTCTAGCGATTTCTCCATCAAAATTAATTCCTAAATTACCCGCAGT